CTTTAATAAAACACATCTCTTTCCAATTGGGCGTCCTGTTTTTGAGGCTCACGGAAACATGCTCCCATGAACCACCATTGCTTGCTATAACTATAAATTCTCTGCTCTCAAATTTAACTATAAATAATCCGCCATCTATTCCAGATTTGACGCAGTATTTCATTGGAAACTTCATTTCTTTTTCTTCTTTCTCTTTTCGTTTGCTTCGCTGTAGGCGATGGCGACCGCTTGTTTTTGTGGTTTTCCAGCCTTTATTTCTGTAGCCACATTCTCAGAAAACCCTTTCTTGGTGCGCGCCTTCTTTCCTTTGTTTAATGGCATAACTTAATCTCCTTGTTCAGGGTTGTTGCGATTATTATTTCGATAATGATTACTCAATTTTGTTTGTATCCTTTGGCCAACCAAGGTAAATATGTCGTTGATAATTTTTCTCGAATCAACTTGTGGGCGACATATAATATATATGGCCACTTCATTAGCAAATTGATTCATTACATTTTCAATATGTTGGCTATCATCGCTCATGTGTTTGGCCTTAATGCTTAATATCCTTGTCTTCTATTAATAGATTGAATCAACCTAACCTCTTCTGGCGTGTAATATCTTTCAATCTCACTCTCTCTGACTATTTTTTTATCTCTAGGCGCTTCTATGCCGATACGAATTATCTTGCCATCTTGGGAATGACAAGATAAATAGCGCAGCATAATGTCGGTGCCAATATAGATTGTGTTTTTTAGTTTCAGCTCGAGGCATAACATTTTAAGCTTCTAGTTCCTGTTCTTTAGCAATACAAATGGATTCAAGCAAAGCTTTTTCATTGTCCGCAAGACTATAAGTTCTTGATAAATCCATAAGCTCATACAGCTTATCCTTAGATTTGCTATCAATAACCTTAGCTTTTAATAAATCAAACTCTGACATTTCTCCTGTCTCTTCAAGGTCATTGCCAGCGGGCTCAACTCGAGTTGGAATATACTTTTGTTTCATTTGTTCAATGCGCGATGATGATTTTGCTTGTCTACCTTCAGCGATTGGATTTATTTCTTTTTCATTCCTAAAATCATTGTCTTGTTCTAGCGCTTCTCTAATTCTTGAATCTTCCCAGGGCAGCCATTTAGCCAATCTTTTAAATACTGACTTTTTATACATTTCATTAGCCCAGGTGGTCCAAGGGCCAGACTTGGCCGACTTAGAAGCTGCTTTTACTTGTTCTAAATCTTCCATACCCATAACCTCATGCTTTTCGCTGCCGTCTTTAAGCTGACAAATGCAATAGGCGGCGTAAACTTTGCCTCTGGGGTTTTTGAAGTCGATCTCATGGTCTACGCGGCCATTCTTATAGCTAAACTTGTCGTTTTCACAAACAACATCAGCATGAAGATAGGAAACCAGACCTGACCGCATAATAATAGTTACAATGCCCTTGTAATCAATTACAAATGTGCATTGATTACCATAAGGGATTAAATGTACCAACCTACCGTCCAGCTCAAGCCCGAGTTGTGCACATTGTAAGATACAGTTAATAAACGAATCTTGTGTGCAATCAGCGAGCTTGGGGTTTTTGTTAAGGTAGGTTGTGGCTACGCGAAGAAATCTATCTGGGGTGCAGTATTTTGGTAACGCTCTTTCTATTTGCCCTTTTGCATGGTCTCCATTCAAAAGAGTCCTCATGTTATTAACTTTTTTATCTTCTGACATTATTCCATACCTCTCAAATCCAATGATGTTAATGGGTGCTTCTTAAAAAATCTATGGCCATTATATACGTTATATACGTAAAGAAGAGAGCCAAACAAAAATATACTATGCAGCCTATAAGCTGTATTAATCGTTTCTCATAGAAAAACTGTATCAAAACAAAAATAAAGTTCTTGCTAAAGAGTAATGTGATTAATAAGGGCGCCGTGATTAAAAATGAATCATAGGTCACTTTAAACTCCGGCATCGCGTCGCATATTATATTCTCTTCTTTAACGGCGCATTCCGTGGCCATTTTACCTCTTACATGGAACTACTCAATTAATGGTTTTGTGTGGATTATGTTTTTTATAAATGCGCTCAATAAAATCATCCATGTGTTCTTCCACATTACATAAAAGTGCTTCATGAATTCTGGCCGCGTATTTATATGACAAAAGATGAGCGAATTCAATCGGAACTTTTTTGATGTCCATTGCTTCAGCTAAAGAAACAAGCGATAGAAAATTAATGATTGAGCAAACATTAGTCAAAACATCCGGCATCATTTTGAGGGGCTGGCCATCAAATTCACTGGTCACTAAAGCTATCAAAAAGTCATGCGCCTCTCGCCCAATGCGTTCAATCTTCTGCGCCATGTCTTTATTTTTCATCTCTTTCATTTTACCCTCAGTGTCCTTGAGCCTTTTCTGATTGTCTCATGCCCACAGACACAGCGCTTAACTGAATCTTTTTGTAACTTCCAAGTGCAGACTATAGAGTCATCAGGCATTAATAGCCCGTCATTATCGCCGATTGATTCTGTAATTGACTTAGCGAGCTCTTCTTTCTGCATCATTAAAGATGCTATCTGTTGGTTAAGCGCTTTGTACTCAACCAGCATATTCATTTTGTCAGGCTCAACATAACCCCAGGTACCGATGTTATGGGGATATTTGATTAACACATCATCTCTATTGGTAAGCGCGGGCGCTATGTCTTGTAAGACGTGATAATTCCAAAAGTGATTGATGCGCTCAATCAAAATAGAAATTAACTCTTCATCACGCTTAATCGTATAAATCTTAATATCGCGCGAGCCTTTGGGGAAAACCACTAGGTCAGCTTCTTGATAACCGGTAATAGCTAGCTGCTGCTGAACTTGCCAGACATATTCCTCTGGCACATTGTCGCTTTCTTCTTCACCCCAGTTTTCAGAATTAAAAGCAAACCAATTCGCGGTTTTAATTTCGATGAACTTTTCTTGCCTGACAATGCGCCTGTCTAGGTGACATAAAATATGCGGATAGTCCTTGTGTTTAAGGCTTCTGTTGTCCCGCTGTACCTTGACATCTTTCAGCATGCAATAGCGTTTACCGATCGCATCCTCTAAAAGATGACCCCAAATGATTTCGGGTGTATCCAATTCTGGGACGATGTCCTTACCTGTCTTCTCACGCCATAACTGATAAGGCGTTTTAAATTTAGAGGCTCCCATGACGATTGATGCTTCACTCGCGCCTATGCCTTGTTTGCGAGCGTCTAATTGTTTTGCGGTTAACATTCCATTCTTCCTTATCCAGTCTTACCAAAAGCCTCTGAGCGATTGATTCATATCATGCGCTCTCTCTCTATCATCTAACATCATTTGCTCTTGCAATTCGTTTCTATCAAGCCACGTTGTGCAATATTGGCTATTTTCTAACTCTTCATCTTGCTCGGTGTAATCTTCTAGTTCGTCCATGATGTCAGCCTCTTGAATAGATTCTTGATGAGTGATTTGCTAGGAAATCGAATTCTGTCTTCCGGGCGCTGATAATCACGGCTTAAAGTTCCATGTGGAACTTGGCTGAACTTGCTAGAGAGGGGGAGAGTAATAAATGATTCGTTATCAGTTTTGATGATTTCTTTCTTTTGCATATCCATCTTTCCAAATCCAAATGATATATATCTTTTTGTTATAAGCATCCTAGCAGTCTCCTTTTCCCAATGCAATAGATTTATTGCACATTATGAAATATTTAAGATATGCTAATACTTGAAACATCTCCATGTTTTTAAGTTGGCTTTTCCTTCGCCGCGCTTCATCCCGGCGCGGTTTTTTTGATGCATTTTATGTCTGAGATAAAATTAACTATTCCCTATCCGCCTAGCGTTAACCACAGCTATGGTTCGAGAATAAATCATCAAAGATATTTGTTGCCAAAGGTTCGTCAATTTAGGCAAAGTGTTTTAGCGCTATTTTTAGAGAGTAAGCAAAGATCTTTAGGTGATGATTGTGTTATGTTATCGCTTTCTATATTTCCACCCGATAGGCGAGTGAGAGATATAGACAATATTCTTAAACAATTGTGTGACGCACTGCAATATTCGGGCATGATAAATAACGATAAACAAATCAGAAAATTATATGTAGAATTCAGCGCAGTGATAAAAGGTGGTAAAGTAGATTTACATTTAAAAAGAGAGAATAACAATGAATTACTAAGCAAATAAGGCTTCCATGCCTAATAATTTTATCTAGTGTTTGAATCAATTCCCGCCAAGGCTTTTTTCAAACAATCTTAAATAATAAGGACGAAATCTTTACGAATAAAGGACGGCATCCTTACGAATAAGGACATTCTATATGTCACAAGCTAACATTTCAACTCCTGATCACCTCGCTTTAGCTGCATCTCAAAACAAAACATACACAGGCTATTATCGATATCACGATGATGAACGTTTAGACATCCATTGCCTTACCTTAATGAACTTCTTTTTTAGCCTAATCCATAACGGAAAGTCTGCTTACCCTTCCAATGCCTTTTTGGCTAAGTTTATAAGATTAAGCGTTAGAAACTTACAAATCAAACTAAGATGGCTAGAAGACAATGGCTACATACGAAGGCATGAAATTAATCGTAGGCGATTTATTGAAGTGTTAGTTGAAGGAATTATAAAGGGAACCATTGAAATTGAGCCCTCAATGGATCACCCCCCCCATGATCCAGGGATCACCCCCCCACGATCCACGGATCACCCATATAATAAAAAAGATAATAAAAAGAAAATAATTAAAGATCTTTCGCCCTCGCCAAAGCCTCGGGCCAAAAAGGCCTATGATTGTCCTTATTTTAATCAGTTTTATGAATCATACCCACGCAAGGCTGATAAGGCCGATGCCTTTAAAGAATTTAAAAAGTTAACAAAAGACATGTCGGACTCTGAAAAACAAGAGTTCGTGGAAATGTTGAAGCAAGACATCGCAAAGCGCTTACAAGCGAATTGGGTTGATAAGCAATTTATCCCCTATCCACATCGATATCTCTCCAAACAAAAATACGAGGAAGAGATTTTGACTCAGACCCCTGCGCGTATAAATGGGCGTCCGAAATTAGATCATTTCACAACGGATTGGGGAGTAGGATTATTCCCGGAAGACAAAAACAACCAGCCAGCGATTGAGCAAGGCAATATCTATGACGCTTAATCGAGATGATATTAATAACTTATTTGCACAACTTGATATTATTTATCCAGCATCGAATTTGGCATTACGTGATCAAGAAACATTGAAGGCCATGAAAACGCTTTGGTATCAAGCCCTGGTTGAGGAAAGGATTACTGTCGAAGACTTAAAACGGGGCTTGCGACGCGCAATTAAGACGAAAACCAATTTCTTTCCGAGCATTGGTGTTTTCATAGACATGTGCCGTCCGGGCCCGGCAGATTTAAACATCCCACCTGTCGATGTGGCTTACCAAGAGGCTACGAGAAACTCACGCAGTGATGGCAAAACCGTTATCTGGTCTCATACTCTAGTTGAATATGCCGCAAAGAGAACGGGCTATCATCAGCTTTCTACCCAGCCTGAAAAGATGTCTCTGTCAACATTCACAAAACACTACGAAGAAGCTATCAAGGAATTTATCGCTGGCAAGCCTTTATCACACTTCGAAACTAACAGAGCATTAAGTCATAACAGTTACCACAATGGTATAGATCCATGGGCAAAAATCCGGTTTTACACGCCAGACAAGGACGGTATTAGACCTTGTGATAAAAAATAACCGAGTTGAACTCGCTCAAACTATTATCAATAATTATTAACAGGAGATAAGTTAAGTCACATATACCATTATCAGAGGCGACTATGTCATGGACGGCAGTAGTAGACTTTGTGAAGAAAACAGCACCCTTGTTAGGGACTGTCATCGCTGGCGCTCCTGGTGGGGCTATAGCGACGGCTTTATCATCACTCCTAGGCACAACGCCAGGAGATAACGAAAGTCTCTTAAAAGCGCTTACAGAGAATCCTGAGGCTGTCACAAAGTTGTTACAAATGCAGGCTGACCATCAGTTAGAGCTTCAGAAGATAGCGGTACAACTTGACTTAGCGAAATCACAAAATGAGGCTGAGGTTGCAAAGGCCGCTATTAGTGATGTCGAAGACGCACGCAAAACTGAACTGGAGAAAGAAAAACTGTTCGGCTCAGATAAGATGCTGAACTTTATTGCGGCTTTAATCGTGGCTAGCTTCTTCTCGATGATGACGATATTGATATTTTATGTGATTAAGACAGAGAACAAAGAATTCTTCTACATGCTGGCGGGTCAATTGGCGGGCGCATTCACGACTGTGGTGACTTACTACTTCGGCAGCGCGTATAAAGTCAAGTCATGAAAGAGAAGTTTGATAGATTAAATTGTATTTGGAAGAGAAGGGAATCTAAGATGCCGGATTTGTCGAATGACGCCAAAGTTTACTTAACCGCAATGCTCAAAGAGGACGAAGGGTGGCGCCAGTACGTCTATACAGACATAGAAGGCAAGTTGACCATAGGTTGGGGTCATAATCTCTCAGATATAGGCTTTACGCCGATTATAGGCGCTTTCGTGCTTGAGCAAGACATGAAATATTTCTTGGATATGCTGCCTAAAACGTTCAATTGGTATAGCAATTTGTCGGATGTGCGCAAGATTGTGATTATCAACATGTGTTTTAATCTGGGCTTAAAAAAGTTGCAAGAATTTCATAAAATGATTGCGGCCATTGAGATGCAAGATTGGAAGCAAGCGGCACGCGAAATGCTTAATTCCAAATGGGCAAGCCAAGTAGGCGAAAGAGCGACACGATTAGCGGTGATTATGCGCACCGGCGAATTGCCAGACGGCACCGTATTTTGACGGGGTGATTTTTTGAAAAGGGATTGTTATGCAAGTTGAATGGATTTCGGTAGAGCAAGCATTGCCTGAATTAGATACATTTGTCTGGTTCGTTTATCAGCATGAATTTTCAGATGAAAACAAGGATTATGTTTGTTTTGGTAAGTTCCTACCTTCAGACTTCGGCAATCGTTTTTTAGGCAGTGAATTAGTATTTCCTGGCAATACCATTCACTTCTATGAATCCGATAATTACGTCAGTCATTGGACTTATGCTGATGTGCCTGAATTTGGTATATCATTTGTGAAAGAGAATGGACATAACCACAAAGATTAAGGGTAAATATTTAACAAATGGCTTTGGCAAATAACAAAATGAGATGGATGAAACTGTATGAAAAAATGCCGAAAGATGGGCAACAAGTTTTATTCATCGTGACCACGATTGACAATAAGGCCATTGTGAACTGTGGCTACTATCGAGAAGGCTATTTTGTAGGCGCTCCCATTGGTAGCAGCATAGGCAGTATGGACTATAAAGCGGATGAAACAATTGTTAAATGTTGGGTAAGGCTTTTCATACCTTTGCTCCCTAAGGTGATGATATGAGAGAGTCTTGCTGGTCAGCTGAATGTGATATCTGTGAATGTTATATTGGCCCGTTTCAGGGCATTGAAGCATACCTTCCCACCAAGATGAGCTTTTGTGATACATGCGCTGAAAAGGCAGGAAACAAAATGCTTGGCCTCATTAAGCAAGCGCTGACTGAATTTAATCCAAAGAACTATCCTGAAAGTAAGCTTTGACCTGTTAAAAAATATTACTTATAATAAATCTTACTCCTGCAAGTTTATTGTTATATTGTGATATCCTTACTCTAGCAATGCGATGCAACGGATTAAGGCGCTGGGCTCCCTATGGTTAAGCGCCTTTTTCTAAACATCTAATTTAATTTCAAGCCTGTTCAATAAATTCCAAAACTCTCGCTTCATAGACTCTTTGAAACCGTCTGTTAAATGCTCTGCTTTGTGAATGTCATCAATACAAATATGGATTTCACGTTTGACATAATCAAAAACCGTTCTTTGTGCTTTAGCGACCTCGTTGTCGAACTTTTTAACCAATCCCTCTTCATTCATGCTTTTTATCCTTATTATTCAAATACTCTATGAATCTTTGCTCAATCAACAAATTTCGATGCTGAATTAATAGTTCAACCACTTCTGATTCATTGATTGATTCATTGTCTTGGCTCCAACCGACATAGGCTTTTTTGACGATGTCTAAAATGTCTTTCTTCATCATTCTAACATCAATTTGTTCTTTTAAGAGATTTGCGGCTTCTGTCGCGTCCATGCTCACCCCTTATTCAATAATTTGCTCTCTCGCTTTTTAATTTTTTTATACTCAGAATGTATATATTCCCGAATGAGCTTACCCATCGTTTTGTCATGATAAGCCGTAATGACATGTATCATCTCTTTCTCGTCATCTTTTAAGACAAAAGAGGTTCTTTTCAGTTTGCGTCGCATATTGCCTCAGTTATAAGAGATAACTATATCATAAGCTATCAATACAACACATGTATAAATAAAATAATGAGGGGCATTAAAATAAATTAATCCCGATATTAAAAGCATATAAAATATCCACGTCATTGTGTTTAAAGTCATAAATATCCTTTTTATGAGTGATAAAATTATTATTGCTCTATGCCTAAAGCGTGCTTGATTTCTTCATAGGATTCTTTGACAATCCATCCACCGTCATCATTGACATTTGTAAATATTAAACATTTGGAGCGATCACTATCAAAACTAATGGCAGTAATGTTACCAATAAATATACATATTTCTGATACCGGCCCATTTACAATCAAAAACCCGTTTTTAACGTATGCCATAATCTGCCAATTCCTCTCTTATAATCCTTATTAGCTTTTGCTCTATTGCATTTATTTCAGCCAAAGAAGGCTCCCCGCGTTTTGTGAATTCTTTTATAGCTTCAAGCGATATCAGTTCGTCACCATCAGCTTTATCACCACTATCAACCCACTCAATGTCATGAGCAGCCACAGCGACAAGTTGCAGGAGTTTTTTAAACCACGCACGCTCTTTATTTTTAATCTCAAGATTATTAGCGAAATCATCAATCTTGAAACTAATGTAATCGTAACATCCGCCGCTCATTTTTCTACCTCAATCATTCGGACCGGAAAACCAAATATTGACGCCGGAATTGCTTGCACAAATCGCTGTTCAAAACGCGACAAATTTCTTAGCAAATTTACCCATTGTTGCCGTGTAAGGCCAATCCCTAAGCGTCCTTCGTATTTAATGCCTGAGTTTTCTAGTTCTGCTTGAGCTTTTGCGAAATCTTCAAAGTCGGGACTTTCTGATTCAATAGTTATCCAGATACTAAAGGCGTCTTGTTTGAAGCAGGTCATTATTCACTACCTTCTTTTTCTTTTCTATTCAAGCATGTCACAACCCAATCCATTTCATCACAAAACTCTAGAGCTATTTCAGCTATTTCTCTTGCAAGCTTATTATCATCAATATCTGAGGGAACATATTGCAAAAGTTGCTCTAGTGAATTTTTGGCTAAAAGTCGAGCTTTTTTAAGTGATAGCTCCATTTTTATTTCTCCTCAAGCTCTTCAGGCGCAATTCTTTTTATGCCGAATACTGTTGTTTCAATGAAGGATTGACCGTACCGAGCCAAATCCTGATAAGCTATAAATAATTCTTCTGATGATTTTGATAGTGTTGCTCGTAATATTGCTTCTATCTTATCGGTGTCCATTTTTATTCCTTATGTGTGGCGCTAAATCCGTATAAAATAGTACAATTAAAGCTGTTGCCCAAGGCGGCGCGCCCATCCATGTAAAAAATAGATAAAGAGAAATTCCTACTATCAGCTTAACAATTATATGTAATGAGAAAACGATAATTTTATCGCCCATTTTTATTTCTCAGCAACTAGAAGCTAACTTGATTTTGTTATTTCCATTAATTATCTGATTATATTGCTTGGTTCCTTCTTCAACTGTGCCGCCATATGCGATACATATTACGCCTTTGAAATCAAATTCAACCCTGCAGTCTAATAAGAGAGATAATCTTATTGCATCTTCCCAGCATTCTCGAATCGAATCTTCGATCATCATTTCAACTTTAATTGTCATTCCGCTCATTTTTATCTCTCATCAAGCTTTTTGGATATATTGTATAGTTCTCTTATCAATAGATCGTGTATTTCAAAAAGTTTGTCTATCTGACAAAACATCATAATAATGGCGATAAATTCAAAAAATATAAGAGCAAATTCTAGTTTATTCATATTATTTTAACCATTTCATAATTAATCGCTTAAGCCATAAGAAACGATACCGTCGATTGATGGCTTTCTTTTCTTGCAAATACTGGTAGTCAAGCTCGCAGAGTGTATCGCCCAATAAGGTTGGGGACATATTGCCGCGTAAGACATCAAGCTGAGCTTCAAGCACTTTGTTGTCGTGAGACTTCTTTGCGTCTGCCAGAGCTTCTTCTTTAGTCATTTGCTCATCATCTCTATCAATTTAATTTGCGCTTCTGAGAGTGCGTCACAATAGCCCTGTCGATAACCTTTTTTATCCATAGCATTTTCTTTGCCTGTCTTATATCCTTTAAAGTAGCCACGTGTATACCCATCATCATAACCACGGTCATAGTCATCAAGCTTTTCTAGCTCGTCAGAGAATTTACCGATAAAATCTCGAACGACATCATAACTTGTAGGCCAATTTTCTAATAACTCAATCAATTCTTGTTTAGTCATTTAGTTTCAACCCATCAAAAATTTTATCGAAGTCGTCTGTGTTTAAAAAATCCCTTAGCTCTTCGAGTATCATATAGTGTGTTGCGACGACTGAGCCATCATCTAGATATTTTTTATAGCAAACTTTTCCAAATACAATAACTTCAAATAGTCTTTGTGTTCCTTTTTCTTTGACCGCGGATGACTCAAGATAAAAAGATGGTGCAAGATAGTGTCTATCTTTGTTGTTGCCAAACTGAATGGGGTTATCTATATTTTCTTTAGTCATCTAGCGGCAATCCTTTCTCATGGTTGTATTTAACGCGAGCGGCTTTATCATACACTACCTTTATTATGGTGCCTTCGTAGTCTTTTGACATGTAGATATGTACAGTTATTTCATTATTATAAAAATTGATAATCATCACTGATATAAGATAACAAAAGCCAACAATTGCCCATGTAGGGGCATCCCAAAGCCATAACAGAATGCTTAAGATTAAGCAATTAATAATAATTTGTATGATATATTCAAATTTATCCATCTTTCATTATCTCTTTTATCTTCTTGCCGCAATTGGGGCAGTAAAAATAATTATTTTCTTTTAACTCATTATCATCAAAGCAAAAAGCTTCTCCGCACCCTGTTTCCCAATAGTCATAATCAAAAGGGTCTGTATAAGTCCACTCGCATTCGTTTTTATCAGAGGATAAATGTTTATTCACAGCAAGAGCCACATACCAAAATTACACCCATAATTAACCACCAAGAAACATGATGTTTGATTAAGAGAATAACTATTATGAAGAGATAAAAAGACATAAGGTATTATCCAAGTTTCCGAATCCGACGATGAATAGTAAAAATAATTATTTTTTTGATGCATTGTCATCAGGGCAAAAAAACTCTTCGTGAAGTGAATCCTGCAGATAATATTCATGGATGAGATTCAAGTCGGCATCCATAACATCAACTGCGCCGCCGGGGTAAAGCTGAACTGATAAATTTTGGTCTAACGCAACTTTTATTATTTCTATTAATTGTTTTGCACTTATGAATATAGCCATTGTTTTAATCTCCAAATTTCCTCATCCAATGGTGAAATGATATATAACTGTTATATATCAGTCAATAGCTTTTCGGTATTTATTTATAAATATTTCTTACAAATAAGTTATTCACGAATTGTGTGTATAAGTCTGTGGGTAACTATATGTAGTGTAAGAGATGTCTGATGAGGCATTCGTTGGTTAAAAAGTGAACAGTCATATTTGTTATATATATCAATAAGTTAATCAAGATGAAGTTAATGTTATTGATAAGTTTGTTTAAGGGTACTAAAATGACATAAGAAACAAAGGATTGAGTATGGCTGCAAAAAAAAGATGTGATAGATGTGCCGGAAGTGGCACCGTATTAGGCATGGGAATGATGCCCGCTGATTGTCCTGAATGCGAAGGTACAGGCAAAATAGTTGAAATTAAAGATGAACTGGCTTTCCTAGAAATGACAGACAGCTATAAGGGCGCATTAAGTGCCATTCAAAAATTAGACCCTTCTATTTCTGAAGAAGAGGCTAAAAAAATATTCAAAGAAGAATTTGATAAAAATGCTGCTAAAACTCCTAAGCGCAGCAAATCCTCTAAACAATCTAATTTAGAGGCCTAATATGGCACACCCAGGAGGACGACCCACATTATATAATATTGAGCTGGCCACTGAAATTTGTGAAGCGGTGGGTTCTACAAGCACCGGTTTAAAAGTATTGTGTGATCAAAATGATTCATGGCCGACCGCACAAACTGTCTATAATTGGCTTAGAAACAATACTCAGTTTTTTGATATGTATCAAAAAGCTAAAAAAAATCAAGTACAAGTTTTAGTCGATGAAATCCTTGAAATTTCAGATGATACAAGCCGAGATGCAATTGTAAATAAACACGGCGATGAGGTTCATAACGCAGAATATGTCAATCGCTCTAGATTGCGTGTTGAAACCAGAAAATGGATTGCGGCAAAATTAGTGCCGAGATTATATGGTGAACGCATCATTAGTGAAAATGAAAATAATCAAGAAAACGCGCAATTGAAACAAGAAATTGAAATGTTGCGCGCCAAACTATTGAAGAAGTCTAAAAAAGAATATTAACCATGGATGCTTTATGCCCAAAAAAAGTATTCATGATTCAATCGACCTAGAGAAAGAAACCCAGGCTGCGGAATTGCGCGGCTCACTTTTATATTTCACAAGATTCTTTTTTAAAGTAGTAACAGGGCGAGACTTTATTATCAGCAATCCCGATGGCAGAGAGTCTCATCAAATCACCATCAGTCGCGCGCTGGTCAAAACTTTTTGGAATGAAATTCCCGAGCAAAGATTAAACATTAATGTGCCCCCCGGTAGTGGTAAAAGCACATTGGCTGCTATGTATGCGGCATGGGGATGGGCTCATTATGACGATGCCAATTTTCTTTATATAAGCTATTCGCATGAGCTTGCGGCAAAACATACTTCTTTTGTTAAAACCATAGTTAGCTCTGCCCCGTATCAATATTTATTTGGCGTTAAATTACGTAAGGATTCCAGAGCAAAAGATGCGTTCATGACTGAATCGGGTGGCTCGATTAAAGCGTTTGGCTCTGCGGGCGCTATTACTGGACAAGATGCCGGCTTGCCTGGCCTCGATAGATTTACGGGCGCTGTCATTATTGATGATGCACACAAACCTGATGAGGCGCATTCAGACACAATGCGCAAGCGCGTGATTGATAATTATCAAGAAACAATTGCGCAACGTCCACGCAGTGAAAACGTACCAATTATTCATATAGGCCAGAGAGTACATGAAGATGATTTATCGGCCTTCTTTTTAACGGGCAAAGATGTCAGAACCTGGTCTTCGGTGATTTTGAAATCACTAGATGAGGCGGGTAACGCGCTTTACCCTGAGGTGAACTCTAAGGCGCAATTATTAGCTTTACAAGAAAAGTCGCCTTACGTCTTCGCCTCCCAGTTTCAGCAAGACCCATTACCCCCTGGCGGTTCATTGTTCAAACCCGAATGGTTCTTAGAGCTCGCAGACGAGCCAAAAATATTGATGACCTTTATCACCGCTGATACCGCGGAAACTTCTAAATCATATAATGACGCTTCTGCCTTTAGCTTTTGGGGCATCTATGAAATGGAAGCTTTCGGGCGCAAGACCGGTGAGTTAGCATTGCATTGGCTTAATACTGTCGAGCTTAGAATTGAGCCCAAGGACT